TGAACACGAGATTGATTTACCTATAAATCCGCTAACAGCAGAACAAAGTAAATTTTTTAAGAAAGTTTATTATAATACTCCAAGAATAATAAGGAAATCAAGATAATGTATGATATTGTGTTTATAAGTTACAACGAAGCATTAGCAGATCACAATTTTAAACTGTTGTGTGACCGTTTTCCTATTGCCCAACGAGTAAAAGGAGTTAAAGGAATTCACAAAGCACATATAGAAGCCGCAGAAGTATCTATGACAAAAATGTTTTGGGTAGTAGACGCTGACGCTCAAATAGTAAAAGATTTTAATTTTGACTACAATGTTGATCAATATAATTTAGATACAGTTCATGTATGGCAAAGTGTAAATCCTATAAATGATTTACAGTATGGATATGGCGGTGTTAAACTGTTGCCCAAACAATTAACTTTAGATATGGATACTACTACAACTGATATGACTACTAGTATTTCTAAAAATTTTAAAGCATTAAAACAAGTATCTAACATCACAGCATTCAATTCAGATCCTTTCAGTGCTTGGAAGTCAGCATTCAGAGAATGTGTAAAATTAAGTTCTAAAGTCATTGATAGACAATTGGATGATGAAACAGAACAAAGATTAGATACTTGGTGTACTAAAGGCTCTGATAGACCATATGGTGATTTCGCAATAGAAGGTGCCAAGTCTGGCAGAAAATTTGGCACAGAACAAAAAGACAAATTGAATTACATTAATGATTTTGATTGGCTTAAAAAACATTTTGAGGAGACCTGCAGTGTCAGTACCTACTACTAAAATACCATTTGATAATATAATCAAGTTTGGACAACAAACAATGCTAGAAAAGAAATTGTTTAATGTGAGTTGGATATTAAGCAGATTCTGTAATTATGATTGTTCATATTGCTGGCCCTACGCACACAGTAAATTGACTGATCATAGACCTCTTGAGCAATATCAACAAACTATTGAAGAAATTAAAAAACAAGCAAGAGCAAATGGATTTTCTGACTTTCATTTCAGTTTTTCGGGTGGCGAGCCAACAGCATATAAAAAATTTTTAGAATTAATTGAGTATTACAGTAAAGACACAATCGCTAGTTATCAAAGCATACACATGACAACTAATTTAAGTCCTGGAATGAAATGGTGGCAACGTTGGTTAGATACAACGAAAAATTTATCAAGACGATCAATCACAGCCAGTTTTCATCATGAATTCGCCAATGAACAAGAATTTGGAGATAAGATTCTTATGCTTACAGATCATGATGTCTTTGTTACAATAAATCAAGTGATGGTGCCTGAATTGTTTGAAGACCTATATGCTAGATGTAAAAGATTTCATGAAAGAGGAATCAATGTTACTTTAAAACCTCAAAGTGATCCCACAGCAAGTTTTATTGTTGATGGTTACACTGACAAACAAAAAGAACTTTTACAACAAGGTTTCCCGCAACAGTTTCCAGAAAAATATTACAACAACTTTGATAGTTTTGAATCAAACTGGGCAGATAGAATTGATAATAAAATATATCAACTTAAACTTATAGACAGTAAAAATAAAGAACATTTTTTAGATCAAGCAGAAAGATTAAATGCGTTTGGATTTAATAAGTTTAAAGGTTGGAACTGTAATGCTGGTTATCAAAGTTGTATAATAAGAGAGCCAGGTGGAGAGATAAAAAGAGCATATAGTTGTAAAGATGAGCCGTTAGGCACAATTGATACAGGATTTAATCTGTTTAAAAACCATGCGCCTTGTATAACAGATAGTTGTGTTAGTTCTGCAGACAGCAAAATACCAAAGCAAAGAAAGATGGATTTTTTAGAGCATTGGGAATCGGAAGATGAAGTTATGGAAATAAGCAGAAAACAATCTAAACTATTTAAAAAGGAAAGACAGAATGTATAAACTTGAAGACATAAGAGATATTCACTTAGAAGTTACAAGTAGATGTCAGGCAAAATGTCCTATGTGTCCTAGAAGAATTAATGGCGGACCGTTGAATCCTTTTATACATTTGGATGATATTACATTAGAAACTTTCAAAAAATGGTTTCCCGAAGATTTTATCAAACAATTGAACAGTTTGTTTATGTGCGGAAATTTAGGAGATCCTATTGTAAGTAAAGATACATTGGAAATCTATCAACATCTAAGAGCAACTAATCCTAATATAGCACTTGCCATGCACACAAATGGAAGTGCCAAAGATCAAGAATGGTGGAGAAAGTTGGCAAAAGAAAAAGTAAGAGTAACCTTTGGATTAGATGGGTTGAAAGACACAAATCATCTGTATAGAATATCTACAGATTTTGATAAAATTATTTCAAATGCTAACGCATTTATTGGAGCAGGTGGATTCGCAAAATGGCATATGCTGGTGTTTAAACACAATGAACATCAAGTTGAAGAAGCAAGACAAATGTCCAAGGACTTAGGTTTTAAGGCATTTACTACTAAACACACTTCGAGATTTAACAATGGTCATTTACAGGTGATAGATGAAAAAGGAAATCCTCTACACAAATTGGAGCCTACACAAAAAAGTGCAGACATGATAGCACTTGTTAAAGAATCACAAAGTGAAGCAAAGCCGACTATTGTGTGTAAAGCAGTAAAAAACAAACAATTATATGTGAGTGCTTGTGGTAATGTATCTCCTTGTTGTTGGTTGGATATGGAATGGATTCCGCCTATGCAGGCAAGTAGAATAGATTATATGGATAGAATTAGAGAATTTCCTAATTTAAATACAAGTAGTCTAAAGGAAATATTTGATGGAGGTTACTTTGACAAAATTGAAAAAACTTGGGGACACACACCTTTACAAGAATGTGGTAAGCAGTGTGGTTCTTTCGACAAACTAGGAGCCCAATTTGAAAATTGATATTAAAGATGTGCTGTATTGGATGGATGCTATCAGACAATCTGATGATAGATATCGTACTCTTGAAAGTTTTTGGAAAGGACAAATCAACAGCAAAGTTTGGTTGATTGACACACTGAAACAGTATTTCCAAAGAGTGCCATATAACATTGTGATATGTGGCGGATGGAATGGAGTAATGGCAACATTGTTGTTCAACAGCGATCTGGATATTTTAAAAATTACTTCCGTGGATAAAGATCCTGCTTGTGAGCCTATTGCTTACACAATGAACAAAGATTATGAAATGCATGGACAGTTTGCGGCTATCACTGAAAACATTATCGATTATAAAAATTATACCAAACACAACTTAATAATCAACACTGCCTGCGAACACATGACACCAGAAGAATATAATAATTGGATATCAGCATTACCTAATAATACACAAATAATATTACAAAGTAACAATTATTTTGACAACAAGGAACACGTTAATTGTCAAAAAGATTTAATCACATTCAAACAAAACTGTGGCTTACAAGTTTCTTCTGCTTCTGAATTGGAAACGGAAAAATATAAAAGATTTATGATAATAGGAGTTAAAAATGGATACAGCAACTAAAGTATTCAATAAATTTAAAGATGGCACACTGCCTTGGTTGGAGTTAGACATGAGTTTTAAACCATTCACAGATCACGTGGAGTTTGCCAAATTGGAACATCACTATGTGCCACACAGAGATAAAGAAACACACACAGGTTGGAGTAGTTGTTGTCTGCATGGATTAGGAGTAGACAAAACACAGGTTGCTAAAGAATATGGCTATGACGATGAATTGAATGCTCCTTATGAATGGACAGAACTATCGCAGATAGCACCAGCGGCAAAAATGTTTTGGGACAAATTTCCTGCTGAAAGATACAGTAGAATACGTTTTATGAAATTAGCGCCTGCTGGAAGAATTGATTGGCACAATGACCATCCAGGACATCAACTGCCAGAAGATTTGTGCGAATACTTGATTCCAATAAATGTTGCTGTGGTTCATCCAGCACTGTGCTACATGAACATTGAAGACCACGGGCTAGTGCCTTTTGGACACGGCAAAGTATTTTTAATCAATATATTGAAAAATCATGAAGTGGTTAATAATTCTAATGTGGAAAGAATACACATGATTGCCCAAGCACACATAGGCAACAAAAGACAACAATTTAATGAACTATTAGATAGGAGTATAAAAAAATATGGCATTTCAATATGATGCACAGAACAAAAAACATGATATAATTTTTATTCTTGAAAGTAATTTTCACGCAATAAAAAATAATTCTGCTAAAGAATTAATACAAAACATTGCTGAATATCAAATTGGGAATTTAAACACTATGGGATATGATGTACAGGTGTCTATATCTGAAGATGTAACACTCAGCAAAGTAGCAGACAAATACGATTATGCTGTGGTGTTTACGCCTGATACAGAGTTTCAAGGTGAATCATTTTTTAAACATCTGCATAAATTGATTGAACAAGATTTTTATATCGCAGGACACATACTTGATAGGAAAGAAGGATACTATGAACTGCATGAACAATGCTATGTTATCAATCTTAAAAAGCATAAAGAATATGAACTACCTGAAATGGGTGAGTTAAAAAGAGATTCAGAACATTTTACTTCAGAACCTATTAGAAGTGAAGAAAACTTCCACGATGATTATACACCATTATGGGTTAAGCCAGGCACAGAATTGAAAACCTACAAACACAAATGGCATGGTTGGAATATAATCAGAGTTGCACTAGACAATAAAGAAAATATAATTGTTTTTGATGAAGATATTAGAGTGAGTAAAAAATGTTATTATGCCGCACACGAAACGGACTTTAATGAAAACAGCAAACAAATTTTTAAAAAATACAATCAAAGTGCTAATAGATTGTTTTATCCGATTAACACAGAAGAACTTCAGTCGGTATCCATAGGAACAATTAAACAATTAATAACGCCTGCTAGTGGCTTTAATTGGTTAAAGTATTTAGATAAACATGGGTATGACGAGGAAACTGAAGTTGTGTTTTATGATTACAATCCTAATGCTTTGTATTACATGGAACAAACAATTAAAGAATTTGATGGTGGTGATTACCATAAGTTTTTAAAATCAAAAAATAGACACAAGACACCTGATTGGTTAAATTCTAAATTAGAAATTGCCGAATACTTCGACACAGTAAGTAAGTTGTGGCACATAAAAGATAAAATTAAATTTAAATTTGTTGAATGTGATCTGTTGAATGAATTTACTATCAAACCAAAAAACGATAGAAATGTTATATTCAACATCAGCAATATTTTCGCATATGAACCAACTGTGCCTTTTGTTCCAACAAAACAAAGAGTGTTCAAACAAAATCAGTTATTAAAACTGTTAAAAGAAAAATACAGCAAAATTCAATTAATTGTATCACAACACGCCTGGACTGGATTTGTAGATTATGATATAGACGCAGGTCCTGTAAAAGACTTCTATGAAGTTGATATTGAAACATTAAAAGCACCAATGTGGCGTTTTGGTAGAGAATGGGCAAATCCTAAAGACCCTTGGGAGGAAGATGAACAAGAATAAAAGCAGTTGTACTTTTTGTATGCATCCTTTTACAGGATTGGCTACTAGAGAAGATGGAGCAATAAAAGTATGTTGTCGTAGTCTACCTATCGCTAACATTAAAGACATGAGTCTAGAAGAAGCATGGAACTCAGATGCTATGAAAGAAGTTAGACGTCAAGTTTTAAATGATGAAAGACCAGATGTGTGCCAGCCTTGTTTTGATTTAGAAGACCAAGGAGTACAAAGTTTAAGACAAAGACACATCACAGATTCATCACCAGAATCAAGAAGCAATTTGTATCCAAATGCTTTAGACAGTTTA